CGTGATACTGCAGTGCAAACTAATGCAGCTATGGCGAAGCAACTTAAAATACCACAGTCTACTGCTGTTACTTGCGTGAAGCCTAGTGGTACTGTGTCTCAGCTTACTGACGCTGCGTCAGGTATCCATGCACGGCATAACCCATTCTACATTCGTACTGTACGTGGTGACAACAAAGACCCACTCACACAGTTCCTTATGTCACAGGGTATTCCGGCAGAGCCGGATGTAATGAAGCCAGACAGCACAACAGTATTCAGCTTCCCTATGAAGTCACCCTCTGGTGCAATCACTAGGACACAGATGAATGCTATTGAGCAGCTTGAGTTATGGCTTACTTATCAAAGATTTTGGTGCGAACATAAGCCTAGCGTAACAATTTCTGTGAAGGAAAACGAATGGATGAGCGTAGGTGCTTGGGTGTATGAGCATTTTGATGAGGTATCTGGTATCAGCTTCCTGCCATTCAGTGAGCATACATATCAGCAAGCACCTTATCAGGATATTGATGAAGATAAATACAAAGAGTTCTTGACAAAGATGCCAAAGAATGTAGACTGGTCATTGCTGCAAGAGTTTGAGAAAGAGGATACCACTTCAGGTGGACGTGAGTTAGCGTGTACTGCAGGGGTATGTGAAATAGTTGACATCGAAGCAGCGTAGTGATAAGTTAGTATGGAAACGAGGGGAAGGTTGGGTACAGTACAATCCCCCTCGTAGTCATCCTAGCTATGAAGAGTGGAAGAAACTTAAAGAGAAGGAGAAAGAGAATGAGTGACGAGAACCGAATGATTACCATTGATGGTAAAGAGTATGACTTTGAAGAACTAGAGGATAACCAGAAGGCTATGGTTAATCATGTTGCTTCATTGAACAATAAGATTGCACAGGCTAGGTTTGACCTAGACCAACTGCAAGTAGCACAGGATGCTTTTAGCAAGATGCTAGTAGCTTCAGTAAACGAAACCTCAGAGGCGCAGCCAGAGGGAGACTAACCTATGAAGAACTTAGAGCCAAAGATTGAAGACCGCAAGAAGTTTGACATTGACCTAGAGTACGGAAAGGTACGTGAGCAACAGGTAGCTGACATGCTACAAGACAAGAAGATTGAGGTGAAGAGTGAAAGAGATGTATGGCAAAAGACTGGCAACATTGCAATCGAATACGAATGCTATGGTAAGCCAAGTGGCATCAACGCTACGGAATCAGATTACTGGTTCCACAACCTATGCATTGGTAGTGAGACTTTCGCAACGATTGTATTCGATACTGCCTCACTGAAGCGTATCATTAACAACTTAGACAACAAACGTGTTGTATCAGGTGGAGACCACAATGCATCAAAAATGTACCTTTTAAACTTACAGAAGCTATTTTCCTCTGATGTAATCAAGGCGTTTAAGGAGACTAACGATGCGGCGTAATGGCCTAAGTAAGTATGATGCTCCACTCAAGATTCAGTTTGAGTGGGGCTATGAAGCCTTTAAAAAAGGTAAGTGTAGTAAGGCTAAGAAGGGTTTCTTCGCGGCTGACAGCGGCATGGACAGGAATACCATGCAGCATCGTGAGTGGGTACGTGGATGGAATACTGCATTCTACGATAACCTTGAGAGGATTACACAGAATGAAAAAGCTAGAGCAGGAAGCTAAACAGTGGATGAAGGAGAAACAAATGAGTGGCATTACAGCAGCACTTTATCAAAAGAAAGCGTGTAGCACAGCTATCTTTCCAAAAGAAAAAGCCCTTGAGTATATTACTCTTGGGCTTTGTGGTGAGGCTGGAGAGATTGCTAATAAGGCTAAGAAGCTAATACGTGATGGCGATAACCCAGCTAAACGAGCAGAGATAACTAAAGAGTTAGGTGATGTCTGTTGGTATATTGCGGTATTAGCACAAGAACTAGGCGTTAATCTTGGAAAGGTGATGCAAGATAATCTGGAAAAACTTGCCGATAGAAAGTCTAGGGGTATGCTAGGCGGTAGTGGAGATGACAGGTAATAAATTTTTTGTCATGATTTGGTTTATATACCTGTTACGAAAGAGGGGGCTTAGTTGCCCCCTTTTTTATTATCTAACTCCTAGTTTTTGATAGAACTTACCATAGTCAACAAGCTGTTCATAATCATATGGCTCACCCTCTTCTGGTTTACCAAAGACTTCATGGTACCTACTCAACGCTTTTTTCTGTGCAACAGGATTAAGTTTGTTAAATGCTACTCGCTGCATTGGGTCGAATCCATATCTGTCTTTACCTGACAGTGCAGAACGAACTTTTACAACATCCATTATATCAGCTTTATAGTCTTTGATGACAGAACGTATAAATTCTTTTTGTTCGTCTGGTCCTAAGTCTTTGTATTCTTCACTATTCTTTAGAACAGGTACAATAAAGTCCGTACTGTACTCGCCTATCAATGAGTTAATAAGCTGGTCTGCTTCTGGTACGCCTGTCTTTGATGTAAGTATCCTACGACTAATCTTTAACCTAGCCAATTCGTTTTCAAAAAAGTTACGCCTTTCTTGTTGTAAGATACCAAAGGTCTGGCGAGATATAGGTGTAACCCTACGCAATGGTGCGTCACGGGTGGGTACTTCATATATTTCAGATGCTTTTGTTCCTATAGATTCTGCTAGTTGTTCCTGTAAGTAAAAGTTTCCGGGTACACGTGCTAATGATTTATTGATAATTAAACTAGTTATATCATCTGATACATCCATTTGACGTACAATGCGTTCATCATCATCTGCATAAAATGTATTATACATATCCTGACCAAAGGTAAGGGGTATAGTAAATGTGCTTACTGCATTGGCTACAAAGTTACCACCTATTTTCTTGGCTTTTTCTGTTGCGTCAATGTCATCACTAAATATATCGCCTAAAGCACTATCTAATGCATATATACCAAAGCCAGCCCTAAACTGTGTACCGGACAAGGCTTGAATTGCATCTGTGATAAAGCTGCTATCACCCATGATTGGGTCATCATTAAAACCTCTACGAGCCATCTCTGCTACGAATAAGAAGGGTGCAGCAGGAAAGAATGGACGCATATCAAATGTTGTACCATCATCTTTCTTATATTCATACCAGTTCTCACCAGCATTTTCACTAGAACGAAAAGCATAAGCAGCAGAGTACATGGCTATGCCTGTTAGTGCTTTAGCTGTAGCCTCATAGTTTTCTTCATTGCCCGGACCAACAAGTTCTGTGATTACACGATTACCAGCTTTGTTCTTGCCCATAAGATATAGAGGCGAGTACTCATACGTAAAACGCATAGCATTTGCAACAAAGCGGGGAAAAGGTACAAGTGATGTAGTAAGGAATGGATACTTGTGAATACCATTAATCAAACCACGAGTAAACTGTCCTTCAGGGTCTTTCTGGTAGGTAAACTCAAGAGCGTCTTTAACCGCCTCGTCAAGCATTTTATTACCTTCCTTGCCACCAAAGATGGTGTTAAACTTACCTTGTTTAATTATCTCAACTAAGTCATAATCTTCCGCATTTATGTCAGCAGCTTCTTTACCTTTAGCCCTTAACTTATTAACTTGGTCTACATCCCTCATATATTTTTCGTTTAGCCTACGTTTAAGTTGACCAGAAAAGGCGGCACGTTTAAATATATTATCTGATATAGTATTTAGAGCGTTTAACTCTTGGCTATAGGCTCTTAGTTTAGTCATCTTAACGCCCTTACCAGTGGCATCATCAACATCACGTATAGCTTTAAACAAGTTAGCTGCTTTAGAGTGAAAGCCTAATTCAAATATTTTACTTACTGCCTTACTTTCTTTACCATTCATTACGCCATATAATATAGCAGTAGCATCTTTGTTTGGTACAGCATCACCTAAACCAACTTTAGGGCCAATCTTATCTCCCCGTATCTTACGTATTGATGATGTTACACCTCTATCAAAAGACTTCATCACCAAATCAATACCTACACGAGACACACCAGATGCTGTATTACGTATGGTTGTAGCTGTCTGTGATGTCATGGAAGCAAGACGAACTTGGTCTAACGCACGAATAAAACCTGTCTCTTGCTCTGGCTTTATAGTGGTAAGAGCAGCTTGCACATCTCCATTTTCCATTTCTTTTGATAGCTTGTCTAATACTTTCTTTCTATCTGCACTAAGCGCAAAAATGTCATTAGCTGCAACTTCATTTAAGTTCTTAAATACTCTAGCCCCTGCGCCTCTTTGAGCCAATTCACTAGCGGCAGAAGAAGCATCTGCAATGATTAGGTTAGCTAAATCATCAGATGTTATATTATATTTCTTCATTATTTCGGGTGCTACGCTTTCACCCAAATCAGCTTCACGTATAACTCTAGCTACAGCTTCTGTTATTCTTTCTCCTTGTTGTGGTCCATTATTAGCCTTGACCATAATTTCTGTTACTGCACCAAATATTCTTTTAACTTGTTCTTTAGAAGGTGCAATACGTTGCCAATCAGCCATACCTAGCTTCTCAGCTTCCTCTTGAGAAAGTTCTTTACCCGCCTTTACTGCATCAGGGGCAAGCGCACGTTTCTTTGCGGCAGGCTTTAATACATCTTCCGGGTCTAGTGATGGCATAGCAGCTTTAATTGAATCAGCTAACTCTGTGTTATCAGCTAATACTTTAGTGGTTCTCTCTAGTGCCTCTTCATTAGCTTTAAGTACAGCAGCACTAGCTTCACCCACTAAATCTCCCGTACCCGCTTCAATCTTCTTTGCCAACTTACCCTTAATAAGTCCCGGCACAAAGGCAGCAGGTGCAGCAACACCACTTAAAACCCCTACTGTAGCAGCTTCGCCTACGCTAAAATCTTTTCTTAGGTCAGCAGCTATTTCAGTTTTCTGTGCAGCTATGTTTTGTAATGAACCTGCAACACCTTCAACGCCTATTGTTGTAGTAATAGGACGTGCGGCTGCTTGATTAGCAAGAGTTGATAGGGGAGTTTTAAATGCTTGCAGTAAAGTTCTTTTAGTTGCTTCTTTAGCCGCTTGTGTAGCAGCTAAACCTGCACCTTTACCTATACCCGGAAGGGCGAGACCAACATATGTTGATGGTGCTGAAGCAAGTCCTGCAGCATAATCTAAAATGGTGCTACCTACACCATCAGAAAAGGCGGGAAGTTCGTTAAATGACTGATACAGTAGCCTGTAGTCACTTAATCTTTGTGCTGCTTTTTCGTCATTACGCTCAGTAGCATCAGCAGCAGCGGCTGACACATAGTTATAGTCACCTGCAGCAGTAAGTTCATTTACATTGAATGAACGAAAGTGCGCAATGTATTCTTCAATAGCTTCTTCATCACTAATTTCTGTTTCACCAAGACGGTCTTCAGCAAAACGTCTAGCAGCATCAACAATAGCAGAGTTTTTGTTTGAGTTTTTAGTTGCCTTTACAGCTTTAACTTCTTCAACTTCTTCTGGTGCAGCACGATTAGCAAAAATAGAACTCTTTTGTTGTTTAGGCTGTTCTACTATTGGTTTTGGTGCAAGTATTTTTTCTTCCTCTTCCTCTAATGGAAGGGCTGCTCTATTGTCAAAAATACTTCCCATTTTAGTTCCTTGCCATCAATCCACTGCGACTTCTATTACTTCTTTTTCTAGTAGGTTTGTTTTCTTCTCTACGTTTAGCAATAGCTGCTGTAGCATCTGCGTGTAACTTAGTGGCTTCTTCTTTAGATATGTTAAGTCGTTTAGCTATGGCACGAATTTCCTTAGAAGCAAAACCACTTGTCTCATCTATAATTTTAACAGCAGTAGCTACATCATCAACAGCGATGGCTTTATCTTCTTCTGCAGCTTTTTCATAATCAATACCGGGTTCCATAGCAGTGCGAACCATAGTTTCGTCTGTACCTATAGCCGCTTGCATCACCTTTAATTCATCCTCTAACACTTTCACAAAAGCGGGACTGTATTGTGTTTTAGCTTCTGCTATATCTGCTTTTATTTCTTCTATGGTGTATCCACCCGGACCCTTTTTCTGTGCAGCAATTGCATCTCTTGCACCTTTTTCACTATCTTCTATAGGGGGTAGTGGAGTTACAACATCTTCAACTGCAAGAGTTGTAGTTTCATCTGATGCAGCGGTAGCAGGTTCTTTTGCTTCACTTTCATACTTAGATACATCATACCCACGAAAACGTGCTGCAGCTATTGCAGCCACTCTTTCAGCATCATCATCTAGACTATCTATGTAATCTTCAACAAGAGGTTGTGCTTTGCTTTTAGCATATGCTGTACCTTCATCATATATTTTTCTATCTTTTTCGTTTAAGTCAGCTATTGCATCCTGTTTAGCAGTTCCATCAAGAGCATTTATTAATCTTGAAATCGTTGTAAACCTACCAGAATTAGGCATACCATCTAATATATCGGTATTTCCTGTTATTATATTATCTATATTAGATAGACTATCCTTTATCATGCTATTTTTTATTTTAGGGTCTTCTTGAACAATCCCTTCTTGAAATTCTATTTCTTTTTGTGCTTCATCAAACTCAGGATTTCCCGGTTTATAGGTATCGCGATTGTCTATTTGTTTTCTAGTGTGTTCTTCCTTTAGTTTATTGAGAACTTCAGAGGTAGATGGTTCACCTTTAGTGAAACTATTTATTTCTTCTCCCAAAGAATAAAATTCTTTTAGGGCTAAGTCTCTTTCTTCTTTAGACAGAGTAGTATCTCTGGAACGTGACCATGCGTCATTCCTATTTAGTTTTTTAATTGCTAATGGGTCAGACCCGTCATCTACAGAGCCTTGCGCTTCTGTTCTGGCTATCTTTCTTTTAGTAGCTATTATATTACTTTGAATAGCCTTTTTTTGGTCTTCCGGCGCATTTGCATACTGCTGTTCCAAAGCAGATAAACGTACTTTATCATCCCTTGATTTAGATGCTAAATTAAGTTGTGTATCTAATTTTGTTTGATACTCTGCTCTTTTTGTTTCAGGAATACTTGGATTATTTAATTTTTCAGTATAATACTTAACTTTTTCAGAAGCATCCTTATCTGACAAATTCCAATCTTCAGAATTAAATACAATTGAAGGTAATGTTACACGCTCTGCCTTTGCCTCTTCGACAATACCAGACGCAGCCATCTGTTCCGCTACACTGCTATCAATCTGACCGCGTACATCTTGGTCAAGGCCAATAGCACTAAGGAGCCTACCTGCTCCTGCAGTCATAGTTTTATCATCAATACCTTTATAATCGGGTAATGTTTTAGGCGCACCTTGATATGCTTTAGCATAGTCACTTACAGTAAATCCTTTTGAAGCAGGAGCATCTACTTCAGCACGAGCAAAGAAGCCAGCAGGGTCAATGCCAGATTCATCTCTTTTCTTCCTTAGATTTGCAATAAACTGTTTGTATGCTGTAATGTTACCTTGGTCTTTTAATAGACTAGCAGCATACTGAGCAGCGCGAGGGTCATCACCAAATAGAGTTTTGCCTTCGTTTAAAGCATCTTCAATTTCCTCTAACTCTTCTGCACGTTCTTCTTGCTGTTTAAGCGCACGTTTCATCTTTGCTTCTGCAACTTTTTCAACCCTTAAATCAACTTTACGTAAGTCTTCTTTAAGAGCCTCATTTGCAGATTTAGCAAAACCTTCAACAAATCCTGTGCCAAAATCACCAAGACCAAACAAACCCATATTAGTTTCTCCGTGCCATTAGACCACCTGCACGTTCGTCAGCAGCGGTTTTCATTTCCTCAATAACCATTTCATTCTCTGGCTCTTCTTCGTTTACATTATCTTCCATCTTTTTAGCGTCTAGCTTCATAACAGCCTTATCTACTAAAGAACCACGAACTCTATCATCACCTTCTAGTCCTGATGTATATTTAATATTAGCTGTATCAGCAATAAGGCTAATCAATTCTATAAGCACAGGTAGCACAAGCATACCTACGTCAACGGTATGTTTGCCTTCCATGACACTAGAGGACTGCATAGCGTTAGCTACTGTAGTAACAGGTACACCCATCTCTAATACGTCAAGTAATTGTGAAGAAACTTCCTCTGATTCAATACGTGTAACGTAATAGTCAATGGCTTCTTCAACAGTAGACATTTGAGGAGGCTGTTGCCACGGACGTGAGCCTAGTTCCATTAACATAGACTGACCCGGAATTGGGGCATCAAGCATTACTTCTTCATCCATTGCGGATTTCCTCACGTTTTTTTCGTATTGACTCAAAGTACAACATAGCAATATCACCAGACTTTAGTTTACCAGCTTTAGGCTCTTTTGTCATCCTTTTTGGTGAACTTAACAGACCTTTATTTTGTGCGGGAGCAGGACGCTCTTCATTCATAGCATCTGCTGCCCTTGCCATATTAGTGTACATTATTGGTGCAGGATTAGTTATTGGCACGTTTATACTCCATTTTATGATTTTTCACTATGCTATCCATTGCAAATTTAACTGCCCTTTTAAGGATAGGTTTATCGCTAATATATTCGGCAAAACTTTCGCCATGTTTCCCATATAAGTTATACAACCATCTAGGTGCTTTATTAAACATCCAATTACGGAACACTAGCCATGTATAATCTTGAGGACCATAAACTTCACGGGCAACCCAGCAAAAACTACTTTTAATCCAAGCAGAACCTAATGTACCTATAAGACTACCTAAAGCACTACCTGAAGCTGAACTGCTTTGTGCAGCAGAAGCAGCAGCTTGCGCATCCGCACTTAGTTCAGCCATAGCCAGACTATTCATTCTTTCTAACTCACTCTCTGCTGACTTCCATGCCCACTCCATCGTATCGCCGTAGTAATTCCACAAATTATTATATGCAGTTTTACTAATATCTAAAATAGCATTAGCATTGAGTTCGTTAGCGCGGTTAACTGCAGCCGTATCTGCTGTAGCAACTTGCCTACGCCACTGAGCATTACTTTGTGCAATTACCAACTGGTTCTGTGCATTGAACTGGTCACGTTGATTGTTTAGTTCAGAATTAAAACGACTAATAGCGTTGGATTCACCTGCGTTAAACTGTGCTTGAGCATTAGTCTGTGTTGCGTTAAACTGTGAAACTTGTGTACCAAGGTTTTGAAAAAACTGGTCTGTTTGATTTTGACTAGTTGCATTAAACTGACGTGCAGCATTAGTAGCAGCTTGGTCTGTAAACATTGACTGCACACGCTGCTGAGACTTAAATAGTTCAGTTTGTTGTCTATTAGATAGGTTAGCCATATCTGTTTGCAAGAATGACTGAGCATTTTGTACGGCAGTCTGTTGTCTATTATTTAAGTTCTGCGTGTCTAACTGTGCCAATGCAGATGCTTCAGCCATGACCATTGCCTGTGAGTTAGACAGGTTGTTCAAGTTCATTGTATTCACAGCGCGTGAGTTCTCTAGCTGTACCTGCTGTTCTGCAGTAAAGTTCATGTTTGCTATATCACCAATACGTGCAGAGTTCTGTACACGTGACTGGAATGCTTGGTCAAACTCTTGACCCATAAACTGCGCACGTTGTTGTGCTGCTAACATTGCACGTTGCTGGCGATTAGATAAGTTCTGTCCTTCAAACTGTGCTTGTGTAGCGGCATCAGCCTGTGCAATAGGCAATGCAGACTCCATTGCAGCTTGTACAATGGCCTGTCCTGCAAGAGATGAAGCACCCAAGCCACGTGCAGCCATAGCCGCTGTAGCAGCCCTCATTGCCCCAGCAGCCCATGGTGGAGTAGCACCCCCTTGGAACTGTTGCATCAATCCATCAAGCTGTCCCTGTACAGTAGCCTGTTGTGTAGGAGTAGCCTGTGCAGCCTGTACTTGTGCAGTAAAGGCAGAAGCGGTAGCAGCATCAGCTACACCACTGATTAATTCACCCTGCTGTATCTGACGTTGTACTGGATTATTAATAAGGGAAGCATTGCCCTGCGCTGCCTGTAGATTACCTACTGCTGATGTAGTTTGCTGTGCAGCAGTTACTTGCGCACGAGGGTCATTAGGGTCCATCTGCGCAGCTTGAGTAGCTTTCATAGCTGCATCAACTCCCGGCGCAGCCTGAGTAGCTTGCATAGTATTAGCTGCTGTAGTTGTTGGCCCCGTGGCTATAGTTGTATTAGCAACAACACCACTTGCATCACGCTTTCCAGAAACTTCTCCTGTACCTGTAGCAACATTTTGTGATGAATCTGTTTGTGTTTGAGCAGCAATAGTTGTACCACCTACGGGAACACCGGGCTGGTACATTTGTTCTACTGTAAACTGTGCTACACCGGGGGTTACAATATTTCCGTCTTCGTCCTTTACTGCTTGTGTCGGTGCAGTCACTGTAGGTGTAGCCGCTTGAGTACCTGATGGGTTTGTAACAGTACCGCCTACTGCAAACTTCTGTGGTTCAACATAGCCGCCTCTATTTTGTGTTAATGTAGTGTTCTGTATTTCATAGGGTGTACCATAACCACCCTGTATTTGTTGTTGGAAGTTAGCTGCCGCCGCACCATAGCCTTGATTAAGTGGGTTATATGCTTGTGCTACAGGCTGTCCAGTAATAGGGTCTTGCACGTACTGACCTACAGGCGTAAAATGCGTACCTGATAGGTACGGTGCTTGATAGATAGGTGGCAGTGATGGTTTATATGGAGCAGGCTCTGGATTAAACGGGTCATCTGGAATTATTGCGGGCTGATGACCAACGATGAGATTTGGCGGCGCATCAGGCACGTACTTACCTTCAACAGAAGTTTTATCTCCCCCTCCCATCGGTCCCCGTCTAAGCGCAGCATTGATAGCCCTCTGTTCTTCAGGACTTTTCACATCCCTTTGCGCCTGCCGCATAACAGCATGTTCATACGTCATGCCGCTGTAGTCGGCTGGCACGTAATTGGGTACTAGATTTGAGCCACCCGGCTGCATTGGCATAGTACCAGATTGATTTTGCATCTGAGCAGCAACTTGTTGTGAGTATTGTTGCTGCTGTTGCTGTTGAAGAGCAACCTGTTCTGCAGCGGGGTCAAACTCAGCCTGTGGCATTTCCTCTATATTTGATTGCTCTGAACCCGTAGGAACAACTTTTTGTTCTTGTTGTGCTTGGGATTCAGCTACACGAACATCGTAAGGTTTTGGTGCCAACTTATTAACGTATTCTTCTAAACCTTGATTCCAGCCGGGATTATCTTTACTTGCTAACATTCTGGCTCTGGAGGTGTCTTGCTTAGAACCTATACGAACTATTACTAGGTCGCCGCCTTCTCCGCGCTGGCTCATATGCCAATAATGTCCGGGTGTACGGGCTGCATCGGTCCGTTTCCTATCACCAAGAAAAAACGGACCTTCACCTACATCGCCGCCCTCATCAAAATACTTTACTTTTTTATTTTTTGCATACCCACCTTTAGCCATCTGTACAGCAGCTTCTTTGAACATATTCATACGTGCTTGTTTGGCAGGGTCTTGCTCAATAAATTGTTGAAACTGGTTCATGTCACCAGAATAGCCCATAGCGTTAGCAATTTTATTCATTGCTTCAGGTTTGAATGCTTTAAACATTGCCATTGATTACAGTTCCCTACTTAATACTTTATCTAGTTTGTCTTCTACACGATGAAGTGCTTCCATTACACGGCGCATATCATCACGCATGTCGGCACGTGTAGCGTACTCTTCACGAGTTTTATTCAATAGGATTTCTACACGCTTCTGTTCTTTGGTTATGCCATTGGCCCACCACGCACCACCAGCCACGATTAGGCCAAGTAACATATCTATGAGGCTGGTCATATCCATTTAGTTCGCTTCTAGTGCCGCTAGGCGTGTCTCAATATTACTTAACCGTTGCTCAGTCGCCGCACCGATGAACGCCAGCAACTCAGGATAACGAATACCCATCCGTGTGCGTTCTGTAGCACCCTCTGGGGCTTCTTCGGCTGTGTCGTAAACGTCTGTGCGTGTGTAGGCTGCAACAGCTTCTACGGCCCGAATACCCTCGCTAACAAGACGGTGTTCAGTGCGTTCTGGTTGTGCCTCAACAATGACGTTGCCATCTTCATCCAGTTCTTCTTCAACAGCCGGAATAACAACATCTTCATAAACTGCATCAACTGCATCAACAGCCTCAACCGCAGGAACCTCAGTCTGTGTTTCCCACCAAGTATCACTAATGAAGAACGCATAGTCACCAGCATTCAAGCCAGCGGCAGTCATAGCAGCTTCAACATCCTGTGCAATAACGCCTGTGTGTGTTCTAGCCGCATCGCCTTTGGTTTCGACTGCGCTGTTCCACTTATATGTTTTGAACAGTTGGCTGATAGCTTTAGCTGCTGTCATTTCAACGTCAGTCAGTGCTGCGATTTGCTGTTTTTCGTTAGCATCAGATGTTTGAATAGTGCCGTTGGTGGCACGAATATCGTCCCATCTGTAGCTAGAGTGTCCACAATCATAAGTGTTATCGACTGCTGTTCCATTGATATTGGAGGGAATTAAAGAAGCTTGAAAAAAGGAAATCCCCGTATTTGTATTTTGGTCTGCAATAAACAGTCTATTACTAGCGGTTCCGATTCTCCCTGTACCAACACCATTTTCACCAAAACTTATAAAGGCATTACCAGTCGCGCTGGGTCCGCGCGCAACATACAAAGGAGCATTTGAACCATTCGCTTGGATAACAGTGTAAGAATCTGTGGTATTAGATGCGTTCATAATCCCTGTCACAGCCTCAGCACCGTTACCACCTAAGGTAGTTCCTACTGCTTGACCGACCCACCAACGACCACTAGTGTCAAGCCTCATCTTTACGCTTGGTGTGCCAGCAGTGGCATCTACCGCAAAGGTCAAAGCATTGCCGTTTTTAGCAGAAGACCCGCACTCAACTGCCCAGCTATTACCACTGCCACTCATAGTTATTCCTGCTGAAGCAGTGGCGTTGACGTTATCGTTTCTAACAGACAACCTTGTTGGCGCACCTTGGTCTACCTTAATAGCTACGGTTTCACCAAAGGAGCGAGTTGTTGTTCCCGCTGGTTGTATAGTTACGTTGCCGCTGCTGTTGATGCGCATACGTTCTGTACCGCCTACAGAAAACCCTAAGTCAGCATTAGCAATGTTAAACATCCCTGTGTCGGTATCGTCACTGAATGAATAAGCTGGAGCCGCTGCTGTACCCCTTTCGCCTTTGATTACTCCACCAACCTTAATTAAATTGCCGCTGCTGTCGATGCGCATACGTTCACTAAGAACTGAGTCAAACGCCGTTGAAAATGTAAGGATGCCATCATTCGCAGATGCACCAGCACCTAACTTAGTACCTGTAATTCGTGCTAAGTTTCCGTTCCCATTTTCAAAGTCTATGTGGCCTACATTCTCACCCAGATTAGAAAGTTTAAGGTAAGTTGTGTCTGAACTACTGTTAGTTGCAGTTCGTATTTCTAAAGCAGAATCTGGCGAAGTAGTACCAATGCCAACCCGATTATTCGTCTGGTCAACTACAAGAGTACCATTATCGAAGTTGAGGTCAGCACTATCTGCTAGGTCTCTTGCTCTGGTCATTTACTATTCCCCTGCTGGTTCTTCGGCTGGTGCCATCTCAGCAGCCTGTGCCGCAAGATGCGCTGCATAAGCGTCCTTAACAGCCTGTGTGTGTACCGCTGCACAGATGGCTTGTACCTCTGCGCTTTCGCCTGTGATGTCAGCGTCTGGTGCTACAACGTGCCTGTGAAAGCTACGGCTAATCTCAACGCCATCACGCTTGATGACTGTTGCGGTGCGTACTTGTACAAATTTATGTTCAGATACGATTTCGATTTTGTCTTGTACTTGTTCTTCTGTTAGTGCCATTTTTATCTCCTATGGATGGACTGTCCGACCTGATGTCCAATCAGGTTATGCTGTTTGATATGTAATTGATTGGAATATTTGTGTAGAACTACTTAACATAGCGTGGGTTACCGCAACATAAGATGAGTTATTACCAGACGCATAAAAATTTAAAGTAGAACTATTCTGGTTTATGTAGGAAACAAAGTTTTCACGACCAGAATTTACACTGGTGATAATAGTTGAACCCATAGCTTGAGTATTTGACGCTGCCGTAAAAGGTAAACCAGTAATTGAAACTATGTTGCTACTACTTGTGTCGGTAAAAGCGTTTACTAAAAACCCTAAAGTGCAAACATTTCCAACTTTAGTGTATCTCACAAAGGTAAATCCTGCGGTTCCTGAACTAACACCCAAACTAAGAAGACCCTCCTCATAATCATCCAGCGCATTTGCTGCTGCGGTGTCGCCGTTAAAGGTGATGCCGTTGGGTGTAATTGCAACTCTTTCGGCAATAGTTGAACCATCACCAACACGAATAGCTAATCCGTGGCTGTCTTGCCGTAAGGTTGAATAGTACACACCAGAACCAAAACGGTTTATTTTTAATCCATCTGTTGATGTGCTGCCTGTGAATATTTCTAGCTTTGCGCCGGATGGCGAAGCAGTACCAATCCCCACGAGGCCAGTTGAATGGTCAAGAGTTACTCGCTCTGTCCCAGATGCTCTGTCATCGCTACTAGTAAAAATTGAAAACTTGCCACCAGAGTTAAACATTGTTGTGTTTAAATCTGTCGTGTCATTTTCTTCCAAGCGCAATGTTGCGTAATTTGTGCCAGTAATACGCACACCATCGTTGTCTGGTTCAAACACAGCATCACCGGCTACAGTCAGCCCATCAGCCGTGACAGTGCCGGTTACGTCAACGCCTGTGGCTGTAGTGGCGAGTTTAGCTGCGTTGTCGTAGTAAAGAGTTACAGAGCCTCCATCTAAAGCACGAATGGCGTTTTTAGTAGCCGCTGAGTTTTGAACGTAAAACTCTGTTCCTAAAAGTTTTAAATGACCACTTCCAGCATCCTTGATAATACTGTTGTTTGTATCGTGATAAATCTGCAGGTCATTGTCAGTACCAAAGTTAGCCTTGACACTATCCTTGAAGTTCAGGTTAGCTGCCATGTTGCCACCAAACACACTGAACGTGTCATACACAATAACCTCTACTACATCACTTGCAACAAGCGCAGTGAGGCCACCGATAGTGTTGGCAGTTGTAGTGTTATAGTCAGTGCCAGCTACAAGAGTAACACCGTTTAAGGCAACATCTACGTAGTTGCCGTCTGTAAATGTCAATGTGTTTGAATTATCATCCGTACCACTGAGGGATGTTTCACCACCTGTAGCAGTAAAGTAATAGCGGCTGCGTACAGCTTGTGATGGTGTTTTACCTAGATATGCCATTATGCAGTCTCCAATGCCGCAATACGGGCTTCTAATTCTTGAATGGTCTTAACCAGCAATGGCACCAGCTTAGACTGGTCTATCCCTTGATAATCAGGAACAGACCGTGTACCTATTACAGCCGCTGTGGTTTCACGCCATAGCTGGCCTTCCGCTAATTCTTCTGGCTGTTCAACGTCTGCGCTGTGGATGATTTCATCAACTGCCGCTGTTAATTCAACGTCATCTTCGTCATAGGTTGCTTCAACTGCTGGTGTGTATATGTCGCCTGTGGCTGCGCTGACGGTGTATTCCTCGTCCATCATAGCGTCTTTGGTGCCAGTGATTGCCTCTGGAACAATGTCCTGTACTTCGTGTGCAAGGAAGCCATCGACTGTGGTATCTGCGTCAGCAATAAAGTTAAACCGCACAGGGTTGAGTTGCTTGAGGCGTGTGGTTGCGTCAGTAATGTCAGTGACGTTTTCTTTGAGGCGGTAGTCCGATGAGGTGTTGTAGGCGGTTGATGAAGTGCCAACCGCAATGCTACCAACAAGCGTTCCAGAATTATTTTCAAAAGCGTGGTGAAATTGTAGGCTTGTGTTAAATGAACGAGTGTTCATAATTCTAGTGGTGCTGGTAGGACGAATATCAAGCATCGTGCCGCTAATTGGTGACGCAGTTCCTATAGCCACCGTACCCGCTGATGTGATGCGGATGCGTTCTACACCATTTGTAGAGAAACGCATATTGTTTGCGCCATTGCCGTAAAACATAGTGTCATTCGATGTTGACCCCATAATAGTACCAGCAACACCAATATATGCAATATCAGTACCGCCTTTCATAAATCGTATAAATGAACCATCACCAGTAGCTGCGCCGCTGCTGTCTAATCTTAATTGCGTTGTTCCAGCGGCAAGAATATGTAGTTTACTACCACTATGCGGCGAACTCGTCCCAATGCCCACGTTGCCGCTGCTTGTGAAGTCTATTATATTGTTATTTGAACTATCGCTTATATAAAGGTTGCTGGTTGAGCCGCTTGAAACGCCTAATTGGAAACTATACGCTCCGGCAGAACGACTAAGACGAACAATATCGCCATTGGTTCCGGAGGGCAGCGAACAATGCAAGAGTTCGCCGGGGCTGGCAGTACCAATGCCAACGGAGCCATCACACTGTATGACTACTTTGTTTTCTTGTGTTCCACCTACATTTGACTGAAACAAAGCAATTGCTCGTGATGATGTGCTTGTTGGGTTATATGCTCCAAGAGCATAGTTGCCGGAACCTGCTGTACATTGTGTGGTTAAGATACCCGCTGATGATATAGTTGTTCGGGTAGCGTTGTTCACATAAAATGACAATGCATCAGTGCTATGGTTGTATTCGACTGCGCCTATATAATTGTCGGCAGCATCTCCAAATCGCAAACTACTTGTATTTGTGTTATTTGTGCTGTCAATCCTGATACCGCCACCATCACCAGAATGATTGATAATAACTTGGTCACTTGTGTCTACAGTTAGCCCATCAGCCGTAACAGTGCCGGTTACGTCAACGCCTGTCGCTGTGGTGGCGAATTTCTGTGCATTATTATGGAATAGGTTAACAGCACCACCAGTAATGAACTGCGCTTTGTTCTGCGTAACAGCAGCATCTGTTAATGCGATAGTGCTATCTGCTCCAATATAAAGAGAACCAGTTCCACTTTCTGTAATGTAACTGTCGCTACTATCGTGATAAATCTGCAAGTCATCACTGTCACCTAAACGGATTTTATCATTATCGCCTAAGTCAACAGTCTGTACAGTAGCACTGTCTAAAGTAATGTGAGTTCCTTTGACGGTTAAGTTACCATCAAACTCAGCATCACCTGTTACAGTCAGTTCATCTGCTGTATTAAATCGTGTCAGTCCTGCGCCAATATAGCCCATAGATTATTCCTTACGTGATTTCAAGAATGGACAAAGCAACGTCTGCGCTAGATGCGACATTAGACGTAACTTTAAGTACATCACTTGCATTCATAACAACCTTCTGCTCACCGCCTACAACAATAATACTACTACCTACAGGTACAGGTGCAGCTTTAATCAAATAGATATTGTCACCATCATTATTCTCAAGCTGCACATCAATTGTAATCTGTGCAGTATGAATATTGGCGATGGACATACCGATGATTGTTGTTTCGGTAGCAGAAGCACCAGTGTGTACAGTAGCTGGGCTAGTGCCTACACCTGTGTCTGTTATTAATTTAAATGAGTTAGCCATTTATTTCTCCAATTATGTATAATTATATCACAATTATACTAGTTTGTCAAGCATTATCCTAATGCGATTGCTAAAGCCACCGCTGCATTATCTGCTGCTGTTGCTGCAAAGGCTGTTGTAGCAATGGTTGTATCACTTGTACCTGCAGCTTGAGTAGTGCCTGTAACTGCGCTTGACAATACGCCGCCGTTAATAGTGGGGCTAGTCAGGGTTTTATTTGTAAGTGTTTGTGTGCCTGTAAGCGTGGTTACTGTGCTATCAATAGTGATTTCATCAGCATTGGCAGTAATACCTGTACCGCCAATTACATTAAGTGTAACATCACCTGATGTACCACCACCTGTCATACCTGTACCAGCAACTACAGAGGTAATGTCACCGACAGGTATAGTAGCTACTTGGGTATCTACGTATGCCTTAATTGATTGTTGGGTAGCAAGATGACTGGCACTGTCTGATGCCATATTGTCTTCATCTTTAATAGAAGTTCCACTTATTGTACCGTTTAGTACAGCACTTGTCAAGGTTTTATTTGTAAATGTTTGTGTGTCAGCTAGTGTAGCTACAGTGCTATCAATTGCAAAGCTTATTGTTTGAGCAGAACCTGTAGTGTCAATGCCTGTCCCACCCGTAAATGTTAAGGATTGGCTATCTAAGTCAACATTCTGCGCACCGCCGCTATCACCAGAAAAGTCTAAGTCTTGCGCAGTAACTTGTGCATCTACGTAAGCTTTAATAGATTGCTGAGATGCCACTTTAGTAGCACTGTTAGATACCATGTTGTCTTCGTCAAGAAATGCCGTACCGCTGATGCCGGTATTTAATATGGCATTTGTAATTGTTGGAGTAGTAAGTACAGGTGTCGTTAAAGTTTTATTTGTAAAAGTTTGCGTACCTGCTAGTGTGGCTACAGTATTGTCAATAGCCACAGTAAGTGTTTGCGCAGACCCTGTAGTATCAATACCAGTACCACCTGTAAACGTCATTGACTGACTGTCTAAATCTATACTCTGTGCGCCACCTGTATCACCTTGATAATCAAAGTCCTGTGCAGTTACTTGTGCGTCTACATAAGCTTTAATAGACTGTTGTGTAGCCAATGCTGTAGCACTGTCTGATACAAGATTATCTTCATCTAAGATGTCTGTAACAGTTGTTGTAGGCATTGCGATACTGTCTAAGTATGCTACACCATCAATATACAAATCTTTCCACTCTGCACTAGAACTACCAATGTCACGAGTATTATCAGCATCTGGAATTAAATCTGCACCAAGGGTACCCGATACGATTACATTGCCAGAAAGAGTCATAGTACCAGCAATGTTAGCATCACCAGCTAAATGTAAATCTTTAAACTTAGCACCTGATGTGCCTAAATCAATATCATTATTAGTTACAGGAACAATAACGCCATCTTGAAAACGTACCTGCTCTACCGTTGAACCTAATCCACCCGCATCAACAAATACACCTACACGATTATTTGTATTATCTACTACAACTTTATTTAACGGAGTAGTAACGCCGGGGTCTCCAATCAATCCGATGACTGGACCCTCTGCTGCTGTACCGTCATGTTTATGACCAGATGAATTATTAAATGCTGCTAGTACTTGGTCAAATTCATCATTACTGTCAGCAGCATCAATAACGTCACCGTCAGTATATGTAGATTGTCTAGTATATCCTGCCATTACCTTCTTGCTCCTGCAGTAAATTCTAATTGAAACCCTTTAAGGGTATATGCGGAAGATGTATCGTTGTCTACAACTCGCATTGCTATAGCAAATCCACTCCCCTCAATAGGTTGTCTAACTAGAGGGTTAGATTGACCACCATATGTTGCTGTTCCATATACAGATGTACCATACAAGGCAACAATCTGAGAACTGTCAAACGGATATGCAGCAGGTCTTGCTACAGTTGGTGCTTCATAATCATATCTAATAAACAAGTCTGAGTTAATTACACCAGTAGGTGCGTAGTTAATAATAACCCTTTGGAAATTTTTACGTAGTCCAGCATCACCCATTGTCATGTCAGGAGAACGATATCGTCCTATAATAGATGTACCATCAAAAGTATTGCCTTGTTCTTGTCTATACACATAGCCATCAAAGCCGCCGTGTAATACATAAGATTCCCCTTGAACAACTAAGAAATCTGTTGATGCCGGTTGTATTCCCTCTAACTCAGAAAACTCAAAACCTTTATCTTTTAGTACGGCAATAACACCACGGGTTTTTGCAGAAGTAGCTTGTCCAGTATTAGTAAAAAATAATCTGTACTGTGTTTTACCCGGCACTACTACACTATCAAATTGCGATACATCAGGAAAGTTATCAAACAATTCTTGAATAGGTTTAGTAATAGTACCAAGATTAACGTCATTAATTTTTTCAGTTGCAGCTACAGTACGTATACCGTCTTTGCCAAGAAAAAGAATTTCACCTGCTAATTCTTGTATTGTAAATCCGTTAAGGCAACCTACATCCCTAGTAACAGGTTGCATTTGGAAATCAGCAATTGTATTACCTACAAGTCTAAAGATACGCTCTTCACAAAATATAAATAGTTCGTTACGAAAAGGAAACAAACCTGTAATAACACTATCAACTCGTATAGCACCAGCACCGTTTGCAGTACTAAAGTCATCATCTGTAAAAGGTGCAGTAAATACTATTTCTTCTGGATTGGAACTATGTCCCGCAAAAAAGAATGCATTCTTATATCCAATAACAAATTTAGGGTCAGCGGGTGCGCCTGTAGCGTTTAAGTCTGTTACTGTTGTCCCATCATACTTACTTGCGTGATTAGCACCGTCTGCCCAAATAATAGTTTCAGTACCATTTAAATTATATCTAAAATGTGTATACTTACCTGCACCAGTACGACCTGTATCAATAGCTGTCCATGAACCAGTAGTTCCAGCTTTATATACGCTTGTTCCTCGTGCGGCGATTACAGTATTATTACCAGCAAAAAAAGCAGACAGTAATACAGGTTCTGTATCAGCAGTGGTATAAGGAACAACATTAGGGTTCCATTTTAAATACCCATCAATGCGTCTATATCCACCCCGAATATCAGGCTCGTAGTTTAGTAATTCAAGAGCCATTCCCGGAGACATATTAAAAGTTGGCTGGTCAAGAACTAGGCCACCCTCTAAGGGAAAATAATACGGATTAAGGCCAGTTTCATCTGCCATGTTTTGTCACCTTAAAATCCTGCGTTAATGCCATACCCTTGCGAATAAGGTATATAAGTAGACCGTACATAGTCTGCCCTATTCAAAAGCAGTGTTTGCATTTGTTTAATGCCATCTTCAAAACGAGCAAAGTTAATACCATACTGTTGTGCTTCACCTCTGTATTGATAAGAGTAAGCAGTAGCACCATCAACTATAACTTGCCTAAATTGTTCTGGAATAAGGGGAACATCTGTAGCTGCAGCTAGTGCAGTAGGTTTGATAAAATATTCGTACTTTAACTCATACGCTTTATCTGGGTATGGAAATAATCCATAATTATTATCTGGTGTTCTAAATATAAACTTAGGAACACTGCCTACATTAGTGGTAGTTTCTTGATTAATATATTTTTGTGTATATTCTTTGTAGTCAATAATTCGTAATGTATTACCGGCAGCACCTAGTGCGCTATCACGGCTAATACGAAATGTGTCATAGTCAATTGATTGTGTATTAGCAGGTACTGTGTATCTAGTTTGTCCTGCAACTAAAGTTTCTGTTTGTGTTACATGCGTAAAAGGCCAACCAAATTCTCTTTGATTGACATAATTAATGGCATCGTTTACAGCATTTTTACACTGAATTTGAAATCCCCTAGCTGCCGTAAAACTAGCGGCAGTTAAGACAACCTCATTCATACGAGCAATTACTTCGTTAGTGATGTCTAAATAATCATATGCCATTACAAATCCTTAAATAAACAGAGAAGTAAAGGGGCAAGTTGCCCTGCCCCCTTACATTAATCTTTAAGCAACGTCACGTGCTACTTCTTGAGCAGTCAAGTCACCTTCGTCATTGCAATCCATGATTACTGCCCAGATACGCATTTTACCAGTAGTAACTGCGCCACCTGAGAGAGTAACAAGTTTCAAGTCAATGTTGTCATCAGCAACAGCCATCCGTGGAGAATAAGCTGCTGGGTTCTGTGCTACAACACCTGCTGCAGAAGTTCCGTCAAAACCGTCAACAAAATCTTCAGGGGCAATCATGCCCAAGTCTACTGTAAGAACTGCACCGTCAGAGGCAGTATCGACTTCGATACCTGCATTCATCACCATCATGCCTTTTTTAACAGCAATTACTGGAATGACATCGCCAGCGGCAAGTGCGCTACCTTTGTCAGACAATGCTGTTGCAAAGTCAAATGTGGTCTGAACCATGTATGGATTACGCCCACGCTGCGAGTTGCCACGTGCGGCTTGGAGTGTATTATCACCTAGTGCCATAATTCAATCCCCCTTATACTAAACAGTATTTGGCGTTGATAAGAGCCTCTGGACGGAGAATCTTACGACCATACAAATGCATACCACGGACGATATCGGCAAAGCTGTCCGGGTCGCGGTAAGTTTCAGTCTTGTTGATTTGGTCAGCAGTAGCAACCGCTGAAGAATGACCACCAACAATGATACCAAAGTTATTGGCTTGTGTGCCAGACGCTGTAGGTCCAGTACCGCCCTGTGGCAGATTGTTAGAAACATGAACTTTAAAGCCATGCAGGTTATTCAAAATCAAACCATTCTGTAGACCAGCACCACCAAAATCAGAATCAAACAAACGTGAGTCTTCATCTTTTAGTAGTTCAACAAACACTGGGTCAACAACCAACCAACGTCCTTGTGACTCTACGTTTTGCAGGTCAAGTTGACGAGCCATACGTGCAATCACAGTAAGTGGGTTAGTAGTAGCAGCGGCTGTTGGAACAGCTTCTGAAGCGCGAGGCTTTAGAATGATTGTGTTACCAGCAACACCGGCATTAAAGTTAGATGCGTCTAGCTTCATTGAAGCAAGAAGTTCATCATTTCCGGCAGTAGCAACAGCTTTAGTACCATTAACAGTAGTGTTTACTGTGTCTGGACGACCGCTAATTGCAGATTGTTTGTAGCCTGACAGGTAGCCAAGAACATCTTGGTCAAACTGGTCAGCCAAACGGTATGCAGCACGGTTGCTTGAGAGAGACTCAAAGTTAACGTGCGAATGTGCTTCCTCAATGTCGTCAACTTTAAAAGCAAAGTAGTTAGCTTTGTCAACGGTAAGGGTGAAATCCTCATCATCAAGGTCTTGCGGGGTAATTGTTGTACCACGCTCGTATGCTTTGACAGTAATCTCAGGTTCTTTAATGATTTTAACTGAATCACCAAAGTTTGCGATTTCTCCAAAGTAGTCATTATTCGTAATTGCGTCACAAACAGCGGCCTTGCGGAATGCAAGCTGCACCTGTTTGGAGTAAATTACAGGACTAAAATTACCATTCGGTAAGTTGTTATAGCCCGGCGCTCTTGGAAAAGCCATAATCCATCTCCTATTGTTTTGGATTGTTACAGATGCAAACAGTACAATTCTTGGCAGAGGCTGTCTAACGTAGGGTGTACCTTGTATAAAAGTTGCAACTAGTATACTTAGTAGGCCATGTTAATCAGGTAATCTTAAAGATTTTTGTAGTTTGCGGATTGGTATAGTAAGCAAGTAGCTAACCTGCTTACCTTACACATGACTATAGTTATACTTATAAATAACTATTTGTCAACTCTTTTTATCTAGCGGAACCAGATAAATCGTAGATGAACTTACCACTACGAATAGCGTCCATAATTTCATCTGCGTGTTTTTCATACTCATGTGCAGACATTTTGTCTACTTGAGATTCACGTAAGTAATTAGAAGATTCATCTTCCTGCGGTTTATTACGTGTGTTCTTAGTCGTTACAGACTTAGCTGCATCCTTATTAGATTTAGACTTTTTAGCTTGAGCAATGCCCATATCAGCTTTGTACAAATCAATTGCACGTGCAGCAGACTTAGCATCATTATCATTTTCATATAGTGCGTCTTGTACCCACTTAGGTTGTTCTTCTGCCCATTCGTGAAAGCTGTCACTATCTCTAATGTCATCAAAGTCAGGATGCATTTGCATTAATGCTGCTTCTGCTTTTTCTTTAGTAACAGAATTTTGCATTTCATCAATTGCTTTTAATCGTTCTTCTAATGCAGTAGATTGCTCTGCTGCTTTTTTCATAGCAATTGTTTCTACAATAGCTGCTACATCTGGGTAGTCTGCTGCCCACTGTTCAATGTCTTCATCAGACTTGGGTAGCTTCATTTCTTTTTTAGCAGCTTTTTCTAGTTGGCTTTTCATTGCCGCTAGTTCAGCCTTAAACTCTTCAGCTTGCTTCTGTTGGTGTCGGCGTAAGTCAGAGTAACGCTTCTTAAATGTTTTTTCTTCTGCGCTAGTAGGTTCAGCTTCTTCTACTTCCGCTGCTTCACCTGCATGTTCTTTTTTGAGTTGTTCTAGTTCTTCTTCATCACGCTTAGTACGTTCTTCTTGAGTGTATGGTTTATTTACAAATGCCACTTTAGGCGTAGTCTTCATGTCTTCTGCTAATAGTGTATCGTTCATTATTTATTCCTTTGTTGGGGCCGCTGTAGCCACACTGTCGGGTGTGGGGAGTGAGTAGCCAACTGATTAGGGTTATTGTCTTGCGGCTAACCCTTTACCACGCTCTGCAATAGGCAGCATAAACTGACCAAGAGCAGCATCAAATTCAGGCCCAAACACTTTACCAATAACAGCACGTGCTGGACCATTCATTAACTTACGAATAATTTCTTTTTCATCATCCGTAAGATTAGCATAATTATTTCGTATATCTTGAATATCAATTTCCATTATTTAATCTTTCCTACAATGTAACATAGAGGTTCTAAAATTGCTCTTTCAATTGCTCCACGCAAATGACGCTTACCATGTTTCTGCATCCAGATGTCTGCAGTACGTCTACGTGCAATACCTTCAAGCATGTTCCGAACAAACATATTATACCATGTAGTATCCTTATAGGCAAGTTTAATCAGTGGCTTAAAGATACGGTGATATCCTTTTTGATATGCAGGGTCCATGTTTTTACTATGTTGTAGCCAAACTGTTTGACGGAATGAACCAAAGCCGTAAGCGTTGTTCATAGCGGTGCATACGATTTTGTCGTTGCCGCCGCCACCAGATGCTTCATCTGCTTCTTGCGCTTCTGCCGCAGCCATAGCGTCCAAATCAGCAGTTGTGCCACCCGGCATACTTTGGTCATCAGCTATATTACCAAACTCATCACCATAATCTTTACCTGCTTTTTCTGCATCTTTTGTTGCTTTATCGGCTGCATCCTTGGCTGCTGAGACATCATCGTCTGTAGGTGTTCCCGTTACACCATCATCACGAGATTCATTACCTCTTTGTCTAGCACGTTCTGCAGCAAGCGCATCAGCTTTTGCCTCTGCTGTTCTTGCTGCTTCTAATTCAGCATTCATACGGTCACGAGCAGATTGACTCATAACAACACCTGACTTACTTGTAACGGCTTTACCATCTTTATCCTTAACTGTCCCAGATTCTTTAGTTTGTGCTGCATCATCTCGATATGCATCTGCAGCAGCCCTGTATCCAGCTATTGCTTTTCCTACTATTCCTTGATTAGTAATATTATCTGATGTATATCCTAATCCTTGTAAAGCACTGACTGCAGCATCTTTAACTACTGCTGTATAAGCAGGGTTATTTATTTCTTTCGATAGTGCAACAGTAACATCCTCACCTTTTTTAGCGGCGGCATGGGCTGCTGAAATCATATTGCCATACATCGTAGCTTGTTCACTAGTTTGTAGCTGACTTGCTCTTGTAAAACCTAAAGTAGTTAGGGCTGCTTCTTTTCCTTGCTGTCCAGCAACAGCCATATCATTCATTGTAGCTTTCGTAAAACCAAATTGTTTTGCTAATGCTCCGCCTATTGCACCCGTAGGACTAATAGAACCTAATTGATACATAGCTTGGTCAATTGTTGCACTGCGCAATGCTTTATTAGACATACCAAATGTTTTATTGCCACCAAACGCATTGGCGTTATTTTGTATATCTTTAGTTAAAAACCCGCCAACCTCAGACATAGTAGAAGAAGGTGATGTATATCCTGTAACAGTACCCGTAACAGAAGGAGATGTTTGCCCCCCAGAAAATCCTCCTCCATCTCCTGCTTCTGCACGTTCTGTCGTTGGAGGTTGTGGTGTAATTTCTGCTTCTACTTCTTCTTCTTCTTTCGGTTTATTTGGGTCGTAGTCTATGTAAGGAACCCCCCTTCCAATTGTATCTTGGAATGAAGGCATATTTATTGTTGGGCTAGTATACGGTGTAAACTTTGTTCCTGCCGGTTGGAACTGAGCAGAAGCAGCTTGTAGGGGCGATGCTGCTTGCCTTGCTGTTGGCGTTGTTGGTGCTGGTAATGTTGGTGGTGCCGCTGGTGTTGTTGATGGTCGCGTCATAGTGTAATTAAAAACACCTGCCGCTTGTGCCGCTGCCGGATTATTATATGCGGTTCCATCAGGACCATATACAACAACTTGTGTACCTGCTTGACCACCCGGCAATGCTACGCCACCCACATTAAACTCCTGTGGCTCACCGTCATCTTCTATCTCAAGGTCATCGATGTCAAATGGGATGCCATCTGGAATAATAGCTTCTTCACTATTACCCATTTGACCCATATCTTCCATACGTTGAAGACCTATCTTAGCTTCATCACGTAGTGCCATCATTTTATCTAAGCCATGATACCGCACTACATCTGCTGGCATAACAAATTCCCCCTCGCTCAGTTGAGCAGGAATGTCATCACGAACTTCTTCTTGGGTAGAACCAACAGGTACATTATTACCCGATATAGGGTCTACTGTACCGCCTTCTTGCATAAGACCGCCCTCATCAAAAAGTTCCATTTGTTTTGACATTTTGTTCATAGTATTACCCTTCAGCGTTAGCTACGTCCTCACGCAATCGTTTAATCTTTCGTAGTACATCAATAGCACCCTGTGCTTTATGTACCGTTACCATATTTTCAGATTGTTCTAGCACCTTATGATGCTGGTCTATCATGCTATCCAAATACTTACTGAAGTGGTCCCATTGGCGGTTGTTGCCCACCAGCGGCTTCAGCTTGTTGAGGAGTTCCCTGTTGTTGTCCATTACCACTAAATCCCTGTTCACCCGGTACAGGAGCCTGTCCCATACCTATTGTGCCACCACCTGCTCCTGTTGGGTCCATTGGGTTTGCACCTGCGGGTGCTGCGCCTTCTGGTCCTGCTGCTGGTGCTTGAAACTGTTTCATAATCTCAGCTTGCAATGCGGCCTCATCCATATTGTTGGTTACTTTGTCGGGGTCTAGTCCCATTGAATTAGCAATCTCACGAATGATATATTGAAACTTCGCAAATGGTGCTAACGCTGGGCTACTTGCTACTTGCAAGAACTGCATCAATCTTTGACTACGTACCTCTGTAGCCATTAGGCTTTCTGTTCCACGTGCCTTAACTTCTAAGTCACCCTTAATCTCTGGGTCAAAGTCAAACTGCATATTAAAACGAAACAGTCCTTCGCCTAGTGGACGCAAAAGATAATCATCTACATTCTTAATAACTGTTTTAGTACTGCCTTGTGCTGCACCCATAAGCATTGAGATACCAGAAGCGGTACGGCCTACACCTGATACACCTGTCTGTCCATGCGCAAAGGATGGGAAACCAGTGCTTTCATCTGCTAATACACGCGCCTTATCAAACAGCATCATGTTTTCTTGTGATACGTTAGGAAACTTTGTACCAAAGATAGCCTGTCCCGGTGCGCCGCCCTGCCTACGGAAAATCTTGCCCGGATACAGTGATAAGTCTTGACCCGGTACTAGATTGGTTTCATCTACCTCTACAATCAGGTTGCCCGACAGTACTGCGTTATCAACAGCCATACGCATAAAGCCATTCATCAATGTCTGTGTATCATCCATGTTTTCAGCAATACCTACACCAAAGAATGAATAAGGGTTTAGTTCATAAGGTGCTGCATGATATGGTATCTTAGCTGGTTTGAATGGGTTAAGAACCATACGCAGTAACATACCGTTGCAAATCCATACGTTAGCCTGTAGTTCATCAAACTCTTTTAGTTCTTTCGGAATGGTAATATCTTGCTCTTCAAGCATTTCGATATCAACCATACCCCAATACTCAAGAACTTCAAAACGGTCAATGCTTGTTTCAGGCGCATAATCAGAAAGGTCATCTTCCCAATACTTCTTATCATAGTTTTCGCCTTGTGCAATTGCGGCATCAATTACTTGCCCACGGAAGTATGGACGCTTCTTGAGATTACGTAGCTGTGTACGTGACATCTTATGACGCTCAATTACATACTGCGCCTCATCCATGTTATTCGCATCTGGGTCAGGATAAAAATTCCAAACTGATACATGAGATACTTGTGGTACTGTTTTAAATAGTGGGTCATACGTGCCATCCTCATCCCAATTAGGATATTCTTTATCTACGGCAAACGGACCTTTCATTACACCTGTACCAAATAGTGCCATCTCAAATGCGGCATTACGTAAATGTTTACTTGCACCTGACTCATCTAGTTGGTCATGTATTTTCTTTTGCATCTTCTTAGCGGCAATCATTGCAGGACTAAATGCAATAGCCGTAGGTGTTTTGCCCGGACCTTCTTTTAATTTATCCTGTACTGGCTCAAGTTTATTCTGCATTACACCCAACTTTTCAGTTAGTGTAATAGCGGTAGCACCCGGCTCTAAGTCACGTCCGTCACCAGCAAATCCGTATGGACTAACATTCTGGTCAGTCTGCAATTGCTCTGGTTCTTGAGGGTCAAAGTGTACATCTTCTACGACACCTTCAGGTAATCCTGTAGGGTCAATAGATAAAGGAAACTTATTGTTAGCAAATAGTACATCAGTAATCTGACCATAAGCTGCTAGTGTTTTAGTCTTTGTTACTTTAATAAATACGCGAGACTTCTCAGCTTCTGTAAACTGTACATCATTACTATATAATCCACGATAATTACGATAGGCACGTAGCCATCTATTCTCATCTTGTTCACGATAATCTTCAGAACGCAAGTAGCGACTTTGAATAAACGGAATAATAGAAGATACATCTGCGTCTTCTATTACAGTATCATCCGTATCTTCCAATGCAATTGCATCGTCCTCAATCATCATATCATCTTCGTTCATAATATATCCTTAATATCCAAAGGTTGCGTCTGCAACTGGCATACTATTTCTAGGCCCACCACGAGCGTCATAGTCAAATATACTAAATCGCGGTCTGCTCATTATACCATATCTTAGCGCATCATACAAGTGGTCTTCAGCATTTGTATCCACGTCTTCCGGGTTTTTCTTGTCCAACGGTATGGCGGGTAATT